TGCAGTAACGGCGGAGCTTTGGCAAAAGCATTTAAACGGAGAAATTATTATTGGTGTAAAACCAGAATTAAATGACAAAGCAAAATGGGGTTGCATTGATGTAGACCCTAGTAGTTATAAAGATTTTGAATCAAAGAAATTCGTAAATATTATTAAAGAATATAAATTACCATTAGTACCAGTTAAATCTAAATCTGGAGGATTACATATATTTTTATTTTTAAAAGATTGGTCAACAGTAAAACAAATCAGAGAAGTTTTAGATAAATGGAATTCTAAATTCTTTATGAGCAAAGAAGTATTTCCTTGTAATAAATCCGTTGGAATGCCTTATCATAAATCTGAAAGAGCTGTTGAGTATGCTTATTCAGATAACAATGAAGCATTACTAGTCGGCGGTTTTATAGAAGAAGCATTTAAAAAAAGAAGTTCTATTGATGATCTATTAAAATTTAAAACTGATGATTACGAACCAGAAGAAGGTTATAAAGAGTTCCCACCTTGTATTCAAAAACTACTAAACGATAAGTGGACGGGAGATAACAGAAACAATATTTTATTTAATGCTGCAGTCCTTGAGATGAAAAAGTCTGAAGGTCATATAGATAAAAAAGCTTTAAAAGAAATTCTTCTTGAAAGAAATCAACAGATGTTCGCTGAACCATTAACAGAAAAAGAAATTGTAGGCACAGTATTAAATTCAGTATTTAAAAATAATTATACATATAAGTGTCCACCTAAGCATGGATATATGACACCAATATGTAACAAAGATTTATGTAGATTAAGAAAACTTGGAATAGGTGCTCAAGCACCAGATATTATAGATGAATTTTCGGATGTTGAACAAATAAAAGATATTAAAACTACTTATTATACTTTTAAGTATAAAGAGATAACAATGACTTTTGATTCTATTGATTTGGTTGATGAAAAGTCTTTTAGAACTAGAATGATGCATTATGGAATATTCTGGATGACATTACCTAAACCTAAAAAGGGCCCACCACCATTTGAAATGTTGATGTCTGCACTTATTGCAAGTTCAAAACCAAGTGAAAAGGTTAAGTATGAAGATACATTAGCAGACGTTAGATATTCAGTATTAAAAGAATTCTTTGAAAAATACATGGTGTTAGATGATTTTGAAAAATTAAAAGATGGATACATCATTAGAGAAGAAGAGAATGGACAAGACTATTGTTACTTTAAAAAGAATACATTAGACGGCTTTATTAAAAAATTATCAGGAAAGATATTTTCTAATTCATTAGAAGCAATAACTTTATTAGGCTGTGAAAAACTAGATTATTATAAAGGAGAGAAGAATATATGGAAAGTTGCTCTACCTGATTTTACAAAAAAAGAAAAAAGAACAGAACCAACAGTACAAAATAAACAAGGAAACTTAACGGAGTTAGATGACGCTTATCACGCACAGCAGTTTAGAGCACCAAAATAGTATTAGAAATAAAACTATTAAGTATTATGGCCCGCCAGGAACGGGTAAAACAAATACATTGGTTCAAGAAATATTAACAGATGCTTTGGCTCAAGGAATTAGACCACAAGATATTGCTTTTATTTCTTTTACTAACAAAGCAGTTAATACTGCGGTAAGTAGAGCATTGGCTGCATTTCCTCAATATACTTTAAAAGATTTTCAAAGATTTAAAACACTTCATAAGTATTGTAAGAAATATTTTACAATAGAAGTATTTGATCCACAAAGATGTATGATTGATTTTGCATTAGAGAATCAAATTATTAAAAGTTCAGATTCAAGATTAGACGATGATTCATTTGTATATAAGGATTGGTCTTTACATATTTATGATAAAGCAAGAAATATGATGAAGCCTGTAGAAGAAGTTTATCGTAATGAAACTTATAAGAGAGAATCATTAGATTTGTTATTAAGAAAAGTACAAGTATATAATAAGTATAAAAGAGATGGTGCAACTCAATATATGGACTTTACCGACATGGTTGAGAAAACAATTGATGAAGTAAACTTTCCACCACTAGAGATACTTATATTAGATGAAGCACAAGATTTTACACCATTACAATGGTCTGTTGTTTATAAGATGTCAGATAATGCTAATAAAATATATTTAGCTGGAGATGACGACCAAGCTATTTATAGATGGAATGGTTCTAATCATAAATATTTTACAACATATTTTCCTGGCCAAAAGAAAGTATTAACTCAGACAAGACGCTTTGGAAAAGAAATACATAGATTTTCACAGGTTGTTAGAAAAGGAATATTAGATAGTGAACCAAAAGAATTTTTACCAAATCCAGATGTTAAAGATAGTGTGCATCGTTATATCTCTTTTGGTGATGTAGATTTTAGTCAATACAAAGGTAGTTGGTATATTTTAGGTAAAATTAGAACTACCGTTAATGAACTTAGAATGATGGCTAAAGATAAGGGATTATATTTTATGGATAACAAAGGTAATAAATCTTTTTCATCAACTAAATGGAGAGCCATTAAAACTTGGACAAAGTTATCTAATAATAAAAAGATATCTAAAGAAGAAGCTATGAATATGTATAAATATGTTAGAGCATTATCTAATGATTTATATAGAAAGAAAGAATTCTGGGATCAAGAAGAAAATCATAAAGAATATAGTTTTGAAGATTTAAAAGCATGGTGTGGTTTAACTTTAAAAGATGAAGTTAAGTCTCAAGAATGGTGGCATGCATTAAAAAGAAATATTAAACCAACAGAAATAACTTATGTAAAAATTCTATTACAGACCTATGGACAGGAACAATTAAATAATGATCCTACAATCATTATAGATACTATCCATTCTGTAAAAGGAGGGGAGGCAGATAATGTTTTGGTTTATTTTAAAGCTGATTATGCATCTCAATACCAAAACAAAACAAACGTAGAAAAGATGGACGAAAAAAGAGTAGTCTATGTTGCAGTAACTAGAGCTAAGTATTCATTACATTTATTAAGCTCTGATTACAAATACAACTATCCAATAGGGGAAGACTATTTAACTTACATAGAGGAAAAAAGAAATGAGCAATAAAACGTTTTTTAAACAAGTAGGAGGATCTCATTATAAAGAAATGAAGATACAGCCTTCTAAATTCATAAATGAAAATAATTTACCATTTGCAGAAGGCAATGCAATCAAGTATATATGCAGACACAAATTGAAGAATAAAAAAGAAGATCTTCTTAAAGCAATTCATTACATAGAGATGATAATTGAAAGGGACTACAATGAATAAAAATATGCTTACTTACGATATGGGTTTTATAACTTGTATATGTGTTTTAACTTTTCTATTTTGGGTAATATAAATGACCAGTTTACAATATTCATTAACATTTAAGAAAAGTATTTGGTTGTGTCCTTCTGAGTATAAGGATTTATCTAACGCTACTGAAATAGCAATTGACTTAGAAACTAGAGATGATGGTATAAGTGAGGGTCTTGGTGCTGGTTGGGCTATTGGTAAAGGCTATGTAATAGGTTTTGCTGTCGCTGTTGAAGGCTGGCAAGGTTATTATCCATTTAAACATTTTGGTGGTGGTAATATGATACCTACACAAGTTATTAGCTACATGAAAGAAATATGTGCATTACCTTGTAGAAAAATATTCCATAATGCTCAATACGATTTAGGTTGGTTACAATCTATGGGTATTCAAGTTAATGGAGAGATTGTAGATACAATGGTTGCGGCAGCAATCGTTGATGAAAATAGATGGGCATATAATCTAAACTCATTGGCTAAAGATTATCTAGGCGAAATTAAAGCTGAAACTGATTTGAAAGAAGCTGCTAAAGATCATGGCATTGATCCTAAAGCTGAGATGTGGAAATTACCTGCAGAGCATGTTGGATTCTACGCTGAACAAGATGCACGGCTCACGCTTAAACTATGGGGATTTCTAAAGAATGAAATCATTAAACAAAACTTAACTACGATTTGGGAAATGGAATCTAAACTACTTCCTATTCTAATTAAGATGAGACAAAAAGGAATTAGAGTAGATGTAGATAAAGCTCAAAGACTTATTAAAGAATTTGAAGCACAAGAAAAAGAAACTTTAATTAAGATAAAACAAATAACTGGTAAAGATATAGATATCTGGGCGGCAAGACAAATAGCAGAAGCCTTTGATAAATTAAAGATAGCTTATCCTAGAACTGCTAAAAGTGATGAGCCTAGCTTTACACAAAACTGGTTAACTAATTGTCCTCATGAAATAGCTAAACTTATTGTCAAAGCTAGAGAGATAAATAAATTTCATGGAACTTTTTTACAAAGTATTATGAGATACCAAGTTAAAGGAAGAATACATGCTGAGATTAATCAATTGAGATCAGACTCAGGTGGAACTGTATCTGGACGTATCTCTATGTCTAATCCAAATCTACAACAAATTCCTGCACGTAATAAAGATTTTGGCCCTAAGATTAGATCTTTATTTTTACCTGATGAGGATTGTAAGTGGGGAGCATTTGATTACTCACAACAAGAGCCAAGAATGGTTGTGCACTATGCAGCTTCAGTTGGTTATGAAGGATCACAAGAACTTATTAAAGCATATGAAAATGCTTCAGCAGACTTTCACCAAACAGTTGCTGATATGATAGGTATAGATCGTTCACAAGCTAAAACAATTGGCTTAGGTTTAATGTATGGAATGGGTAATACCAAACTTGCAACATCTTTAGGATTATCTGAGCAAGAAGCTAAAGAGATAATTGTTAAATACAATAAGAAAGTTCCATTCGTTAAAAAACTTATTAATCTTTGTATGGATAAGGCATCTAAAGAAGGTGCTATTAGAACTAAGAAAGGTCGTAAGTGTAGATTTGATAGATGGGAACCTAAAGATTGGGTAATGGTAAATTCTGAAACCTTTGAAACAGCTATTGCTAAATTTGGTGGACAAGAAAATATCAAGAGAGCTGGAACATATAAAGCTTTAAATAGATTGATACAGGGTTCTGCAGCCGATCAAACTAAACAAGCTGTTATTGATTGTCATGAAGCAGGACATACTCCACTATTACAGATCCATGATGAATTATGTTTTAACATCAAAGATGAAGTTAAAGATGTTAAAGTAATTAAAAAGACAATGGAGAACTGTATAGAGTTTAAAGTTCCAAGCTTAGTTGATGTAGCAATTGGTAAGAGTTGGGGAGAAGTAGAATGAAACAATGTACTACTTGTAAAAAAATATTAGCCACTAATGATTTTTATAAAGATTTTAAAAAAAAGGATAATCTTAGATCAAATTGTAAAAGTTGTAGTAGGGCTGTAGGTTTTAAATACAATAATACTGAAAAAGGCTATATAACAAATATTTATAGATATTTAAAAAAAAGAGAATTTGATAGAAGATTTAAATATTCTTCAGAAGAAGAAAAAGAAAAAAGAAGATGTTATGTAACTAAAGAACAATTTTTTGCTCTTTGGGAAGATCATAAAAAACTTTATGGATATACATGTGCTTTAACAAGACAAACTATTTTTTATAAAACAAGCAGTAATAGTGATTCTAAAACTAATAATGGAATAAGTGTAGATAGATTAGATCCAAGTATTGGCTATACACTTGAAAATATTATATTTGTAGCTAATAGAACTAATCAAATGAAATGCAACGTGACAAAAGATTTATGCATTGCTATATTAAAGGAATATGAAAAACGAAACTGGTAGAAAAGACCATATTACAGGGATCACGGTTCTCGGGCCTTTGAAAACAATACACCCGCTATATCAAATATTCGGTGTAAGATTAGAGATAATTAATTTTGATAATATAATTAATTGTGAGCATAAAGAACATGCAACAGATCTTAATGATTCAATAGAAGATATAGGATTAATTTGTCCGATAGTTTTATCAAAAAAAGATAATAAGTATATCATAACCGATGGTTGTAGCCGATATAATTTTATAAAAGAACATGCAAATTCTTCAATTTGTTATATAGCA